CTGAGCCATTATCTCGGATTCGAGTGTCAGGAAAGTGGTCAGCGGGTATGGACTCTTCCATTGGGTGAAAGCCCAGTTCGTTCTCGAAGTGCTCAGAAGGTGCGTCGATTGGCACTCTTGGACAACCTTCATGCACTGTCATCATTGCCAGGAACTCAACAGTACCAGGAGGGCCATGAGGCTTGTGCTCGTGAAAGCACTTGAAGTGCCGCTTCATCGGGTTCTCACCTTCACCTAGCGGGCTGTAACCCCCGAATGGGATGCCGTCCGAGTGGTCTGCTCCCAATGGACACTCAACTTTGTAGTAACCTTCCCCCTCTTTCCCATGAATGAACCCGTTCTCGGCCATGTAGGTGAGTAGTTCATCGACAACTTTTACCTGCTCACCCTTCTTCTTCATCTTCGACAGCGACTTAGCGTCAACTGACAGGCTCCAAGCGTTGATAAGGTCAGTCGCTGTGTACTTGATGTCTTCGTTCAGCTCGACAAGTCGGACTTTGAAGTTGTCCCTACCCTCTTTTAAGTTCACCCCAAGCGGTAACTTGACTAACTTATTGACCATCGCACCACCTTGGTCAGTTAACCCACCCTTATTATAGATAGAGTGTACGAGCTTCTGGGCAGCGTCTTTGTCGGTGATGGGGTCTTTGAATACGTAACCCCATTGGTAGTTGTCCTTGGAGGTCTCGATGATATAGGTAGGCTTGAGGTCGTTGGGCTTGACCTTCCCTCCGATGTCATCGAGGACGACTACATGGAGTCGTGAGAACAACTCTCTACGTCGTCTGACTGTGTCACTGAGTTCTTTTTTGCGGACGGTACAGGTACAAAAGTGGTAGGTGTTGTCTTGCGCGGCTTTGAGTATTTGCTCTAATGGTGAGTAGGGCCAGGTTGTGTTAGCTTCGGGCTGTTCGGAGTGTTTGGAGAAGAATTTGAACTCTGATTCTTCGTCCACGTTGTGGAAAACGACTTCTAAAAATCTATTTAATTGATCTAAATCATTGTCATTATGACTTTTGATGAATTGCCGTACGCTCATTTAATTACCCCTTCTTTTTTGAGAGACGTACAGCAAAGCATAAACTAAATTTAGAAAGATGTTTACAATTTTTTTAATTATTGCTAGTGTAATAGGTGAATTGTTGTTGAGTTGTAATCTTAGCCCGTCAGAAGACGGGCTTTTTTTCACTACGGAGGTGTTTACTTATGGGACTAAAACTGATGAACATTGATAAAGCTCTTATCATAAGGGCGTTACACACAGAACTCGGCATGGTAGAAAATGACATAGCTACTTGCCCCGACCCAGACCACTATTACGAAGACATATTGAAGTTAGAGCAAAAGATAGTCCATATTAATCGACTACTAGCAAGGTTAGAAGCTAACTGGGAGTTGAACGAATGAATGATGTCAAAGACCGCTACATCAAAATCCATTCTGAGAGAGGTGGTTTTAGGGGGCGTATTAATGCGATGTGTATCGAATGTCTGTATTGTCCAGGAGAAGGAGGTTCGTGGAGGCAGCAAGTGGAAGCATGTACCGTGAAGACGTGCCCTCTTTACCCAGTCCGTCCAAAAAAATTAGAAAAAAGTGTTGACTCATCGGAATAACAGGCGTAAAGTCAACACCCATACCAAGCAATCAAAGCAATCAAAGGAACCAAAGATGACTACGGCAGCAGCAGAAGCAACAATAGCTAAGCTCGAAGATAACGGCTTCAACCGTTGGATTCTCGAAGGTGACAATCGTCACTTCCATCAATTCTGTAGTATCGCAGACCTCGATGCCATGATGAGCATCGACCAACAAGAAGTTAGAGGCTTGCTCCTCGAACTCGGAATCTACCGAGTAGCTCCTAAAGGGCTACATCAAACACCCTACAAGTTGGACAAGTACTTGTCCGACCTCGACATCAACAACAACCCAACAGGTTGCTGGAACCCAACTATGGGTAGCAAGTGTGACTGCCCAGCATGTGGAGGCTACAATGATTAAAACTACCTACGCAAAACTGATGAGTAATCAGAAAACGCTACGCGCTATTGAAGCGCAACTATCCAACCAGAAAAAGATCGTTGAGGAACTCCGTGAGGAAATGATTACGGAAATGAACGAAGCAGGGACTGACTCTTATAAGAGCAACCTCGGCTCGATCTCACTCCTCAAGTCAGAAGTACCAACAGTCAAGGACTGGGATAGCTTCTACAAGTACATTCACGCAAACGAAGCGTACGAGCTTCTCCAACGTCGAGTCACTACCCAAGCGTGGCGTGACCGGGTGGAGGAGGAAGAACAGCCCATACCCGGCGTGGAAGGGTTCGAGAAGCAGACCTTACGCATCAACCTAGCTAAGTAACCAACACACAAAGAGATCAAAGTTATGTCAGAGTCAAAAGAGTTAATGTCATTAGAAGAGTTACAGGCGTCATTGAAAGTTGTCGCTGTAGAAGAGGCATCAGCAGAGAAAGTCAGTGGAGCTAGCCACCTCAGCACCAAGGGCAAGAAGTTCTCGCTGGGGGACGAAGTCATCGGCAAGGAGCTGGATGTTGTCGTAGTGTCAACAGCATACGAGAATGCGTTCTATAAGGGGGCGTACAATCCAAACAAGAAACAACCACCTGTCTGTTTCGCAGTAGCTGAGGACGATAGTGCGATGGAGCCCCACGATACGTCCCCTGAGCCACAGGCAGATGACTGCGCATCCTGCCCGATGAACGAGTGGGGCAGTTCACTCACCGGAGGCAAAGGCAAGGCGTGTAAAAACGGTCGTCGCCTCGTACTACTTGCGTACGGCAAGGACGGCCTGTCCAACGACGACCCAGTCGTATTACGTCTACCACCTACCAGCCTCAAGAACTGGGCCGGGTACAGCAAAGGTGTGTCAGCTCGGTTCGAGCTACCCACATTCGCAATGGTGACTCGCCTGTCCTTCGACCCTAACAGCGATTGGCCTACTGTAATGTTCGACCCCATCGGGCCGATTGCAAACGCTGCTGAGCTACAGACAGTGATAAGCAAGCGTGACGAGATGCTGGAGGTAGCCTTGGAGCCTTACGACGTTAGTGCATACGACGGTGACGGCAAGGGTGAAGTACCTAAAAAGTCAAAAATGAGTTAGTCGAGCCTGAAATCTATACACGTCATCACTGACGTGTATAGAAACCGGAGAAAAATAGACATGATAGACATCGAGGTTGAGGAGATTATAAACAAGGAGGTATTTTTGCGCATCGGAGCGCGGGGGTACGTGCTCAGACCAGGAGACACCCTGCGCATACAACCGACTGAGGAAGAGGGAGAAGAGGAAGAGGAAGTGAATGCGCTGGTTGACTCATTAATTAATGCTTTGAGGCTGTTCAAATGAACATTACTACGATTGATTTCGAGACACATGCTATCGAGTCAGGTGCGGCTAAGTCGCCAGTCCCTGTCGGTGTAGCAGTGCAGTATGACGGGGAAGAAGGGCAGTACTACGCGTGGGCGCATCCCACAAACAATAACTGCTCGTTCGAGGACGCTGCTAAAGTGTTGACTTCTGTATGGGAAAAATCCCCCAAAATTTTGTGCCACAATGCAAAATTCGATATTCGTGTGGCTATGGAGCACTTCGGTCTGAAGTACCCGCATGGCAGGGTACATGACACTATGTTCTACGCGTTCCTGAACGACCCAAGAGAGCGTAGTCTTGGTCTGAAAGACCTAGCTGACAAGTACCTAGACATGCCACCAGATGAGCAAGAAGAAATGAGAGACTGGCTCGTAGAGCACGTCAAAGGTGCTACGAAAAAGAACTTCGGCAAGTACATCGCACTCGCACCTGGTGACCTAGTTGGTCGTTATGCAGTGGGGGATGTAGAACGTACGTACAAACTGTTCCAGTATTTTTCGAAGGGGGGCGCGGCATGAACTTTGACTTTGAGGACTTCTGTAATTACTGCATCGTACTTCTAGTCATAATGATTACGTTTATGAGTGGCATGTTTTTCGGAGAGTTGCTATGAACACAGCGTATGAAAGAGAAGTGGCGCTCCTGCCCATCGTACTTGAGATGGAGCAGAAGGGGGTTCCCCTCTCGCATGAGGTACATGACATGTACGACCACTGGCAAGATGTGTTCGACCAGGGTGAGGACTACATCGAGAATCTGTGTGGGGATGGCATCAAAGTGGGCAGCAAGGCGATGTTCCAGCACTTCAGAAACCAAGGGCTGATTGATGAGAGCAAGATCCAGTTCACTGAGAAAGGCAACCCTCGGTTCGGACGTGAGTTCTTGCATGACTTAGTGACTGACGAGAAGCTCAAGCAGGTGCTATTAATGCGTAGTAAGTTAGAGAAAATTATTGGCACGTACCTACGTCCTTGGTCGCAGGCAGCAATCAAAAACGATTTCCGCACGTACCCATTCTTCAGTCAGACCAGAGGTGATGACGATTACGGCACACGTACGGGGAGGTTCAGCAGCAACATGCAGCAGGTACCCAAGGAGCCAGAGAAAGGTATGCCTAACCTACGCTCGATGATTGTAGCTGAGAAAGGCCACACACTACTCCAGAGAGATTTCAGCGGTCAAGAGATCAGGGTAGCAGCACACTACGCTAACGAAGCATGGCAAGCGAGGGAGAGTATGGACTGCAAGATACTGCAAGCGTACCGAGACAACCCATCACTCGACGCGCACGAGTTCGTGCAAGCGATGGTCAAAGAGACGACAGGTGTTGAACTGAAGCGCAAGCAGGTTAAGATTATCAGTTTTATGAAGCTCTATGGTGGTGGGCCTAAAGCAGCGATGGGTGGCATGGGTGTAGACTACGACACTGCGTTGGAGTTCTACAAGGCGTACGACAAGGCACTGCCTGAGTTCAAGGAGCTTGCTGACTGGTGTACTGTACAAGTAGAGGAGAAGGAGCAGATAGTAACGTGGGGTGGTCGAGCGTACGGGGTAGAGATGGTGTCGGTGCCTGGTGGTAGGAAGTTCGGTGACCACCAAGCTGAGAGAAAGAAAGCACTCTACTATAAGCTCATCAACGTGCTAGTGCAGGGGTCGTCTGCTGACATGACCAAAGAAGCGATGCTCCGCTATCAGAGTCGCAAGCACCCCGACGCACGTATTATGTTACAGGTGCATGACGAGTTAGTAGTGACCTGCCCTGAGCACCTAGCTACAACCGAGATGGAGGTTCTGCGATGGGCGATGGACGAGATACCTGGATGGGACGTGCCGCTGCGCAGCGATGGTGGTATCGGCCACAACTTCGGTGAGCTGGAGGATTGCGGGTGAATATATACTTAGTAATACGATCTAAATACTCATATGACGACTACGACTCATTTGTATGTGTAGCGCCAAGTGAGTACTTCGCGAGAAGATGCCACCCTGATGAGACCTTGAAGTTTTTAAATGGTATTTGGGTGCAGGTTGAAGATCATTCACCAGCACAGCAGTTCGATATTGATAGTTGGGTTGAACCGTCAGAGATAGATACCTTAAAAGTTACTTACTTAGGTAAGGCAGAGTCACCTGAACCAAGGGTAGTTTTAGCTTCTTTTAATGCGGGGTGAAGTATGGTCACTGCAAGAGCGGGGAATAATATGATGGACACATGTGACATGGTAGCGTTCGAGATAGTCGACTGCCCCATTTGCGATGAAGAAAGAGAGATAACACTGACACTGAAGTGTACGAGCGATGCATCGGTCAAGGCGTACTACGAGTGTGAGCAGTGTGGGTGTACTTACGACGAAGAGAGTAGGGAGTTAGCATGACTAAGAAGAAAGTAAAGACGTGGAGCCTGTCAAGCCTGCACTCGTACGAGACATGCCCTAGCAAGTGGTACGAGGAGAGGTTCGGTGGGCACCAAAGACAGTCATCACCAGCACTTGAGCGCGGTGTAGCTGTACACGCCAAGGCAGAGCATTACTTGCTCGGTAACATCCAAGGCGTACCGAAAGAGTTACAGAAGTTCAGCAAGGAGTTCGTCAACCTCAAAAAGCATAAGGCTATCGCTGAAGAAGAGTGGACGTTGGACAGACACTGGCAACCTGTGCCGGATGGGTGGGAGCATAAAGACACATGGCTGAGAGCAAAGGGAGATGCACGAGTCGGCAACTGGATATGTGACTTTAAGACCGGCAAGCAGTACGAGGACAAGCACAAAGACCAGGCAAGACTCTACGCTAACATCTTGATGTGCTACGAACCATCTTTCGATGTCGTAGACGTAGAGTTCTGGTACGTAGACAGCGGTAACACAGCAGCGTACACGTTCTACCGTACGAGTCTCGATGAGGACATCACTCATTGGGAGGCCAGAGTAGCACGTATGTTTAAAGACAAGCATTTCATGCCGAAAGAAAATAGGTTCTGCAACTGGTGCGGGTTCCAAAGCAGTTGCGAGATGTTCAGGTAGCTTCACCCCACTGACGGGACTGCATAGCAGGTAGTCAGACAGCTCCAGCCAGCGGTGAGCTGATAGGGCAAAACACTGGCAGCTTGGGCGTATTGTGCCCCGTCTCCAGCCTTTCGAGGCTCCCATCGGGGAGCGTGACCAAGCACCAATAACTTCAGGAGACAGTGATGACAAAAAGAGAACGAGATCCAAGCGATGACATGAGCCTATGCCACAACAGAGGTGGGTGCATCAACGAGAAACAAGGCGAACTTACTAAGGATAATTACCACAAGAGCAGACTCAGGGGTAGAGTCCAGTTGTATTACAGCGTCTGCAAGCAGTGCAGAAACAGAAGCTATAAGATTGCTGAGAACAGCCCGTACAACAGCCGACCGCAAGGTAAGTTGTGGGACATGACTAAGGCATCGTGGGCGCAGCAGTGGCTGTGCAGGAGATGGGTGTGAGAGAGCGTGACGTGGAGAACCACCTTCGCAAGAGGGTGAAGGCGGCAGGTGGTAAGGTGTTTAAGTGGGCCTCGCCAGCACAACGCGGCGTACCGGATGACATAGTGCTCTTGCATGGTCAGGTCTGGTTTATTGAAGTCAAAGCACCATCAGGCAAGCTAACCAAGCTACAAGAACTGATGGGGTCGTACATACGAGAGTACACCGATAACTACGCTGTACTCTGGTCAAAAGAGGACGTAGACAGATGGCTAGTAGAAGTTGGGATGAAGAATTAGAGGGGTACCACCAAAGGATGGAAGAGGAGAGGGATGACCTTGATCACTACTGTGAAAAGATAGAGGAGGAGGTTCGTCAAGAAGGCGGCACCCATTACTCTATGCCCATCCAGCCGATAGAGTACATTATGAAAAACGGTTTGGGCTTCTGCGAAGGTAACGTAGTCAAGTACGTCAGCAGACACCGTCAAAAGAACGGTGTAGAGGATCTGAAGAAGGCGATACATTATTTAGAGATGTTAATCGAGGAGTACTGTGGTGGCTAGACCATTCAAGCAAGCGAGAGTACCCGACAAGCCTAAGTTCACGCCACACTCATACCAAGCTGACGGTATCAAACACTTGTTACAGCACCCGTCTGCCGGACTGTTCTTCCCGCCAGGGTTAGGTAAGAC